GTTTGTTTTACAGATCGGTGATCGTCCATGATCCCTCATGTGCAAAGGATTTATCCTTCTTTCTTTCCACCACCCGCAGCTTCCGAACTTAATCGGTACCTGTTACAAGGGTAGTCCAAAAGTTAGACCTTTGCCTCTATAGAGAAGTGGGTATGCAGTAGTCTGGTCATCAGATCAAGAACTCCGCCTCAGCGGTACCATACCTCTATCAATAGATTCTGCCGTCATCAGGTTTTCCTTCCTGGTGTACTGTGGTTTCTGTCCACAGAACCTCATGTTTATACTCTCTGGTTCAAGAGCCGTCTTCTGTCTTCGACATAAGTCGCCTTTTATACGGACATGCCTAGGTCCATTCCTTGGGTGTAAGTTAATCGTAATACTCCCCAAAGGAGAACTCTGTTACAAAACAGGGAAATGATACAACATCCTTATTTTCATATTTCAAGTCTTCATCAGTCATAGGAATGACCTCAAACTCTACTTGGCCTAGTAATTTTCTAGCCGTGCTATGAACGCGAACGTTGTGTTTCATGGCAGGATTACAATCTCCAGCTCCACTTTCAGTCCAAAGATCTTCGATCTTCTTCGTAAAAAGTTGCGAAATTGTCATGTACTTATACACTCGAGCAAATTCATTTGTCAAAGAGTATTGGGTAGAATCAACATTAGCGATTCTAGAATAAACAGGATCAGATCTTTTAATAGAATCCAAATCCTTCATAACCCTTTTGTGCATAATCCAAAATTCTGCTTCCTTAGGTAAACAAGGTTTAAGAACCTTCTTGTGTTTACTATCATTCATCAATCGTTTGATGACATACGCGGCCTTTCGGTCTGTATCGCCCAATTCATCGGGATGATCAATAGGAAGTCCTATCCCACCAAGCCATTCAGGTAAATACCATGGTATTCCTGGAAATCGTGTAAGTTCCTTCATATTATAATAAAGAAATCTCTTCTTTACAGAAGGCCACAATTCCACTGGACAGCTTCTTTTCAACTCGCGACAGATGACACCCAATTGGTGCACCTTTATTTGGTTAATTCCTCCTTCACCGGAGGCGCGAGAACGTCCCATCATCAATCCAAGATTAATATATTTTCTTTCGAACCATTTGCGTTCGAGATTAATCTCAAAGATTGTAGAATTGATGGTACAAAAATTATTTGAAAAGTAAGTCTTCCCAAGGCTTGACATTAAACCAGCAATCGAACATACTTGTTCCCAGCATGGCCTCAAACGACCTTTAACACCTTTTAAAAGGCAGTCGTCTCCATTCACCAGTAAAGGTGCTATTGGACCAGAAGCGTCATACCGTTGATTAATCAACCGGAACCTTTTTCCTTTCTTTAGATCGGAAAGTTCGAGAGCATATCTACACAATGCAGCATTGGCTATACAGAGAAACGGAAAAGAAACAATAGAACCCATTAACTGACCTTCGGTCTGTGGTAAAGTTCTGTAGAACTTGTCTTCTTTTACAAGTTTCCCTTTCCTCAAAGCAAATTCTTCCTGCCGGATTACACCAGGTAAGCCCATCTCCTTTTCGGAGACCTCGTCACAAAATATATGTTTTGTGAGGGCATCTAACATCTTGGTCTTCAAATTTTGAAGAAAATTAGCTGGCAACAGGGAGAGACATTCAAGATCCATATTCTCACCAATCTCAATCATTAACTGATCAAGAATAGTTTCAGAGACCCACGAATGTAGCTTATTAGTTGAGGACACATAATCGCCCGACAACGCAATTTCAAAAGGTTTTAAATCTCCTAAAACGTTGTTGACATCCTCCTCCGTGACATAACGACCTATCAAATTGAAACATGAATGTTTCTTCAAGACAGACCAGAGCCATTTCTGGATAGGTTTAAGGCAAAAATATGTTGCAGGGGGGCCCTTCGAGATAACACGAACTTTTAAAGGTTCGGCAAGACCAACGGTCTTTACATAAGGAATTTCCGATAAGGACTTTTCCCAGATCCCGAAGTATACTGACCTCCAATGCGATTGCATATTAGAGAAGTCGACGCAAACTATAGATCCATCCACTGGCTGTTCAAGACCAGCTTCACGATCCATATCTAGTAAAACTTGTTCGTGTCGTCCACTATTTCCGAACTTCTTCGCAACATGATGAGAGAAAGAGCAGCTCTGCTCACCAATATCAAACAATAACCTAAAGTCATCGTGTGTATTCATCAAACCGTACTCTGAGAATAAACCCACAGTACCTCCATATCTTCTCACCCAGTTATAATTACCTGAGGTCGAAGGGAAGAATGGCTCGATAATATCTGAATACCGAAGTTCTTCATTCTGGAAGATCTCAGTGACAGTTCTCCTTAACTGGAGCTTCACATCTTCCATGCAGACAACAAAATCGACAGGATTATAAAGTTCACTTATTTTATCAGTCTTATTACGGACTTCATCAAAATGAACATTTAAATTATCGAGTTGAAGAATCTCATCCTTAGGGAGAGTTAGTTCCAACATCGTATCCTTTTCAGCCTTCTCAATCATAGATTTAGAGACAGCCGGCATCGATTTTTTCAATTGTTGAGTTGAATCCACAAACTGCATATACCTGTTTGGGTTGTTGGCTTTTAAGCTAACTAAGAAGTCATGAAAACTTCCACCCAGAAAATGAATATGGGAAAACAAGACGTTTTCCTCATAAGTAAAATCAGGCCGTTCCGGAATATCTTCCTGACGAACGTAAGCAAAGTATGCGGCAAATTTCCATTTAAAGAATTTGACCCAACTAGTTTCACCGTTTACTTCAACGAATTTCATCATAAGATGAATTGTTTTGTAACGAGAATGGTTCACACGCGCTTTTAAATAACGAAGTTTTTCGTACGCCTCAGTCCTATGATTAGAACTGTCGAACCATTTCCTTGGCTCAGGTTTTTCACAACCGAATAGAGAATATAACTCTATGATACTATCTATCGCCAAGATGACCTTGTAAACAAGATCTTCTTCCATATGGTACACATTACTTAATTGTTTTGGTGTCTCGAGGAAGAGTGCCTTTTTCATTTGCTTGAAATAGACATCCTTCATGGAAGATTTTTTGTTGGTTGAGCTTTCGCTCCCATTTCTGGATACCTCATTCGTTGAATCTTTCGATTCTTCGTTTAAGGTAATATCTTTCTCGTTCATT